TTCTGCCAATCTTATTCCAGAAGCCTTTTCCCAAGAAAAGCATTCGATCCGATCAATGTCATGGGGTTCTTTATGTTTTGAACAATAAGAACAAGTACACTTATTTAGTTGTTTAATCATGTAATCTTTGTCTGCAATGTTATATTTCCACATAATATTATGTAAATGAGTCCAAGATGTGCCTTGTGTTTCCCACCAACCAAGTCCAAGTTGTTGTTTATGGAAATTTGCAAGCATTTTGACGCGAGAAATAGTGCCTTTCAATTTAATTTCAGTCAATGGATTCATAATAAATCCTCTTATAAGATTCATCACATCGTGTCCTAATGCTGAATCGAATACATATGTTGAACATAGTTGAATAGGATGCATTTTTATAGTAGCTCTTTAAGTTTTGCTGTATATGTTTACTTATAACAGAAATGAAATCATTTTTTTTACAAAATTCTATATATATAATAGTTACTTAAAGTGAAATCTAAAAAACATAAGTAAACAAATGATATGTAAGTTCAAAGATTGGTTATCAATTCCTATAGAATTGCATGATATTATAATTAATGCGTCTGTTAAGAATGGAAGTGATTCATTTGTAGATGAACCGATTGGTGTATGTTATCACTTTTTAACTTCGAATGAAAAGAAAGATTTTTTAAATCACCCTCAAATGAATAGTCAATTATGTTTATCATCTATGTCTATATGTACAGATAGATATAGAAGGTCTAATGCAAAAATAAATCGGCGAACAATAGCAAATAATTTAGTAACAAAAAAATTTATTCAAACAATTAGGGGTAGTCCAGACAATTTTTATAAAAATATAGGAAGGTTTAAGTTTGTTGTATCTCCAGAAGGGAATGGAATTGATACTCATAGATTATGGGAAACAATATATTCAAAAGGAATACCAATAGTTGAAGAAAATGAAGATATGAGGCAAAAAGTTGGAAGTTTGCCGGTTTTGTGGACAACTGATTATAGCGAATTAACATCTGAATATCTGGAACAGCAATATAATTTTATAATGGAAGAGGAGTTTGATTTTAGTCCATTATTTTTGACTAAATATAGAAAAGAACAAATAGATAATATTCTTGATAAAACTCAAAAATGGTGTTATAAATTTAACCAACAAAATGAATTTAATGAATATAAAAACTCAGTATATAAAGCTATTTAGAAAGAGAAATAGCATATTCATAAAGCATTATATCATATTTGTTGTGTTTTTTAACTAATTCAATTTCTTCACTACTTAATTGTTCATATTTTGAAGCTCTAAAGTTTCTAATATGATTATTTTTACAATTTACGTTAAATTCATTGTTAAAAAAATCCATAATTTCATTTTCCAAATTTTCAAATATAATAATTTTGTACATAGATTCAAGATTTTTTTTGGCAATTTGGAAAATTTCATCAGTTATTTCAACAATTTCTTTGGTATATCCTTTATAAATACCTGCTAAATATACTGTTACTTGATTATTAACTTCCCAACAATTATTCATGAAAATATCTAAAGAACCAATATATCTTTTATAGCAATATTTTGGATGAGGAGCTTGTAAAACCATATTATAATATGAAGTTACTCTATTTATAGGATTTCTAAGTATAATAATATATTTAAAATCAGAAGTTGGGCAATGTTTGCTTATTGGTTGATGTAATTTTTCACATTGAATTGGTAAATTAAACCGTTTTGATGTTTCTCTAAATGTTGTTCCTCCCGATTTTGGCACATGAAGAAATTTCATAATATGAGAGGGAAAGACATAGTCGTTATCATGCATTTTTGCAGGATCGTCCATTTTAACTAATATTTTTAAGAAATTTTTTTAATAATATAATTCAAATCCAGATTTATCATATTTAGAACCCAATCCGGCACCTCCTGTATATCCCCATTGAGGCATTATTACTTTAGTACCTTTATGAAAAAAAGCAGCTACCATTGCATATGTACTTCTTGAACATACTAATACATCACAGAAAACAAGATGTAATAAATCAATATCCGGATCGGGACTTCTTATTATTTTGTATTTATGCTTAATATCTTCATTATTTTCTTTAGCATGTTTTGGACTGGCTATTATTACTATTTCGTGTTGTGGATATTCTTTCTTTAATTTTTCTATTAAAGTATTCATTCTATTGAAAGGTATTGGTGATTGATAACATGAAATTCCACGCCCAATAACACGAGCTTTTTGATTTGCAAAAAATTGTCTATAATCTTGTATATCAAAAGTGCTTGGTCTATTTGGTCCAATATGACCAGGTCCTACGTTTTCATTAACTTTCAATAATTCATTTCCTTCTAATTTTTGAATGAAATAATTATGCGATGTTCTACCATCATAATCAACAGAATGTTGACCTTTAGCACAATCATCTAATCTTAAATGAATACATATTCTTTTTTTCCAGTTATTTGGTATTATATACTTTTTCAATGAAATTTCTCTATCTAAAAATGGAGTTATTTTATCATATATGTTTTTTCTAAAATACGAATATATATCACTTTGTATTTCTTGACAAGTTATTAGTGGTAATGTACATAATTCCAGTTGACCATGTGTAATCAATTCAATAACTTGATCTTTTTCTTTTTTACCATTTTGTCTTAACATGTTGTATTGTTTTATGTAATTAAAGAATGCTTTACAAAACAAAGTATTTCTAAATTTACAATGTGATTCTCTTAATAAAATTTTTCTATTATGACCTCTTATTAATATACATATAAATTTCCATAAACAACTTCCAACCCTGTTTGGTGAAGCCATACTTCTTAATACTCCAACCTTCATAATTAAAACAAAACATAAAACGTTCGACAATATTGACATAAAATTTTTAATTAGAACAATATGGCAGGTCCAAATAATAAAAATTTTGTTGCAATACATCCTCAATCAGGTATGTGTAATAGATTAAGAGCTATTTTCTCATTTTATTTATTATCATTACATAGAAATCAAGATTTTTTAGTTGTTTGGGAAGAATGTAAACGTACTTGTCCTGGAATTTTGTTTGAATATTATTTACCAATACCAAATACAACGTATATGTTATGGAAAAAAGATGAACAACAATTTTACAAAGAAATAGAGCTTGTAAAAAGAGGATCTAAAAGACAAAAAGAAATAGGAAAATTTACAATGTTTACAAGTGGAGGCGAATTTGGATGTGGTAACAAAAAAGAATATTGTGGCAAATATACAAATTTATACAAACATTTAACTTTAAATGAAAAAACTCAATCTATAATAGATAATGCAAAAAAACAATTAGGTGATTATATAGCAATTCATGTAATAAGAACTGATCATAAGAAAAATAAACAAGAACAAAATCAGGTATATATTGATTTTATTAACTCTTTTCCAGAAAGTTTAAATGTTTATATCGCAACTGATTGTATTCGAACTAAAAAAGTATTATATGAAATATTCAAAAATAGAATAAAGGTTATACAGTTCAATCATGTTATTAAATCAAGACAAACCTCAATGTTAGATGCGATAATAGATGTACATATGTGTATAGAATCAAATCACTTTTATGGTACAAACGGTTCAAGTTTTTCTGAGTTAATTTATCAGAAAAGATATTTTGAAAAAAAAATGGATGAATCCGAATTTTTAACAGCAAAAAAGAAAAAAGCAATTTTATTAGATAATTTGTTATAAATTTAAATTTGAACTCTTTTTTTTATAAATATATGTCAATAATTAGATGAATAAGGTAAGTGTTATAATTCCAACCTATAATCGGTTTAAAAATTTATTAAATGCTATAAAGTCTGTTAAAAATCAAACATATAAAAATATAGAAATTATTGTAATAAATGATTGTTCAACTCAAAAAGAATATTCTGAGATAGATTTTTATATAAAAGAGGAATTTGGTGTTAATATGACTAATATAAAACATATAAATTTACCTATAAATACAAGACAAATATATTCTGGAATTTCAAAACATAAAGAACTTAATGAATTATATGATTTTGATTTTAAAAAAGAGAGAATTAATTGTCATGATTTTTATATAATTAATTTACCTATAAATTCAAGACAAATATTTGGTAAAGTTGCTGGAGGAGGAAATGCAAGAAATATAGGTATGATGTTAGCGACTGGTGATTATATAGCTTTTCTTGACGATGATGATTATTTTTTACCAACAAAAATTGAAAAACAAATATTAGCAATGCAAGAAAATAATTGCTCTATGTGTTGTACTGAAGCATATAATGGTAAAGGCATATATGATCCTTCTAAATCATATTTGGCTTGTCATTATAAAGGTATTAATTGGTATGGATTGAATAGAAAATTTAATAGGGGTAAAAGATTACAAATGTTGAATAAAATGTTTGAGAAAAATATAAATATATGGAAAGAAAATGAAGTCAGATTTCACAATTGCTGTATATGTTCATCTATGGTTATAAAAAAAGATTTAGTAAATAAAGCTGGTAATTTTTCTATACTAAAATTTGCAGAAGATTGGAATTATTGGAAAAGACTTATAAAATATTCAAATATTGTTTTTATAAGAGAACCTTTAACATATAGAGATACTTCTCATGGTGGAAAAAGATATTAATCATGATTTTATAATTTTGTAAATTGGATAATTACCTTTTCTAACAAAATCTAATTTCAAATCGTTATTTCTAGTAAATTCGTCAACTGCTCTTTGAGTACCAGAACTACGTCTTGAATAATCATTACCAAGTAATATTCCATTAGTTCTAAGTTTTGCATACCAAAATGGTAAATCTTTAACCATTGCCTCATAACTATGATCGGCATCTAAAAATACTATATCAATGCTATTATTTGGTATTTCTTTTTCTGTTACACTAATACTTTCTCTTTGAATTACACTATATCTGTTTGGATCATTTTCTAATAAAATATGCATATTTTTGATAAGAGTATTAAAACCACCTAACTTTTCAACATCTATTGAAAAATAATCGTTATACTTTATAAAAGGATCAACCAAATACAAATGTTCAATTTTTGTATTGTCTAAAACCTCTCTCGCTTGGGTACCATATCCTACACCGACTTCTACAGCAGTTTTAAAGTTATTTTCGTTAATAATTTTTGAAAATATACCATAATATAAATCAATCCAAGAGCATTTTGATACTGTTGTTCTATATAAAGGATCTAATTTACCATTATTCTTAATACTTTGTTGTAGAGAAACTGGTTCATTTGGTTTGATTGGATCAATTATATGATTATGAGTTGCAGCAGCAATATTAGTAGAAGATTTTTCTATTTTCAATTGTTCTGGACTAAATTCCTTCAAATACCATTTGTTATAGGTTCTCATTCGTTGAATCTTTTGATTTGATACATCATAATTGAAATGAATAATATATGGGTTAGTTGGTTTTAAATCTCGGAAATACTTACCATTTGGAAATTCATCTTGGCTAAAAAATTTGTGTTTTATAGTTGGTGTAAATCTTCTTAAATATTGTTGGTCATTTGTAAATGAATCTATATTTTTACGTATTGTCTTAAAATCTGTAATACTAATTGTGTTTCTATTTGATTTCATCCAAAAGAAGCCAGTACACATACAACATCTTTCATTTGCCTTTGGTGAATCATTTTGTATAAATAATTCAGTATCAGAATTTTCTTTCAAAAGATATTTTATTTTAGACATTGGATTTTTTTCAAATACAATATCACCATCTACAAAAACAATATCATTACCATTTTTTAACTCTTTGTGTATTGCCGCATATTTATAAGAAGTTAAGTTTGCCCAATCTTTTTTACCTTGAACATCATCATTTTGGGGTGCTTTATATTCTATAAAAGAATGTAATTTTTCTTCAGCGTCAATTTGATACACTTTATTTTTTGGAAACTCAGATCTGAATAAATTATAAGAACTACTACCAATACAATATATGTGTAGCAAGGTTTCAATTCCAAGTCTTTTCATTGATTCTAATAAATTTTTAGTATAATGCATGTAACCATCGTTTGTTAAAGTTATCATATTCGTATTTTCAAGAATATCGTGTACATTATCTTTAAAATATACCTTCCATCCTACTCCAATTCCACTTATATTATTTACATTCCAAGAATTTTTACCTTTTTCATATGATATATCTGAATTTACGTAATAATTACAAGCTTTGCCTGCAAGATGTCTTTCATATTGAATTTGATTAGAAACAGTACTTCCTTCTGATCCTATAAAAACATCACTTTGTTCGCATATATATTTTTCTATTAGAAAATGAAATACTTCTGGTTTATTCATATGACACAAATATTTTTTGGAAATATCATCTGTAAATACAAAATTGAATTTCTCATTTTGTAATCTCTTAAAAAAAGCAGTATCCTTTCTATCTGCCATAATATAAATTGGAATCCTTCTATCTGGATTAAATCTATTTAATTTTGCCATAAAATTATCATATTTTCCACTAAAAAAATTCTCTATTTTTTCAGGAGTATGCTTTAAATCACCAAATCTAAAATGAACAGCTATATATTTTTTTGGGAGTTCTACTGATTCAAAAGTATCTTTAACAAATCCTGCAAAATTAGTTAAAGAGGAGCAAATTTTTGACATAATCATAAAATTTTTGGGATTTGTGTAAAAATTATAAAAACACCTACTTGCATTAGATCTTGTTATTTGAATATATTTTTCTTTAAATTCTAAAGGGTCTAATTCATGTAATTTTCTATAAGACAAATACGTAGCGTCACAATCTTTCCTCAAATCTTTATCACAAAAAACTATTCCGGAAAAATTTCCTAAGTTCAATGTTCTTATTGAGCCTTGTTTTTTTATTATATTCATCTTATTATTTGCTTCAGAACCATAAAATACTTCTATACCTTGTGGTAAATATTGTCTATAATCATCGTCAAAAAATTCAAGAATTTTTCCATAATTCCAATTAGCACTTCCTATGTGACATAATGCATGACGCACAATTAATATTAATCTTCTGTTTGTAACATTTGCAAGATATATTGCAGTTTCAAGCGAAAATAACTGATTACAAAATCCTACACCCGAAAATAATTCGTATACAAGATACTTGCCGTTTACAATCATAAACTTAAAATACAAAATTCTAAGTCCAGTATGTCGCACTTTTATGTTTTTATATGTGAAATTATTTAATGGTTATCTTATATATTTTAACATTATTTGGTATTTATTATTTATTAGCATATCCAAAAAAATTGGGATATCTTGAAGGACATTTTAAAAATAAAATTATAAACAAAATCGGTGCAACAAAGTACATATATTCAATTCAACCAGCAAACGCAAATACAAAACAAATATTTCCAAAAGTATTTGATTTTCAAGAAGAATTACCGCCTGATTCATATATTTGTATTGCTAAAAGGATTAAACAAGAATATGTTGAAAAATGTGTTGGAAAATTAGCTTTAATTCCTTGGAAAATTCCAAATATTAGTAACACATTATATATTGGAAATCATCTTGAAGTTTTATATGAACATAGAAATTATGGTATTGCTAATCAAATTATATCCAAAAGTGTGAACAAACTTAGTTCTCAAGGAGGATTTGGTATGTTTTCTACTAATTTTGAATTATCTATTCCAGAAAATAAAGTATATCAAATTTATTGGACAAAACAAAAGCCAAATATTAATCATATATGTCCAAATCTGAAAAAAATCAACTTCAATCAAATTTCTTTCGATAATTATCCAAACCATCCATGGTTAAATGTACCACTTAGTCAAAGAAAAACATATTTGAAATATCTGGAAAGTACAAATATTCATTTTTTTCAATTAAAAATAGATAATAAAGCAATTATTATAGCTGTCCAATCTATTATTGACTCTAATAATCACAAAGTATCGAATATAAAATGGTTTTGGGGAAATAAATCTTATGTTATTCAATCTTTATATTCAATAACTAAGATTCTTGGTGATGATTATATTAGTATACCAACCATAAATAAACCCAAAAATACAAATATATGGGACAAATCAATTAGCTATTTTTATGTTAAACCTGAAAATATTAATTTTATATGTTTAACCGATTCAAATATATATGGTTGGTTTTTGGATCGTTAAATTTTTTTTGTTAACTAACATTATGAAAAGAAAAATAAGTCCTAATGCAAAACAAGGTCGTAGTCCACCAAGAACACCACCGTCAACACCCGTTACAGAACAAGAACCTCCTACACCTCCAACTCCAGCATTTCATGGACCTCCATCATTTGTAGGACAACCAGCACCGTCAACACCACCATCACAAATATCTGCTCCACCAAATTCACCACCTAAGCTTAAAAATGGACCAAAATTACCAAGAATAAGTAAAGATAAAGACTCAGATAAAAGGGGAGGAAATAAAAAAACCAAAAAGGTTAGACGTTTAAAATTAAAAAAAACAAAAAGAAAAACTAAGTTATTTAGAAAAAAATAATTTATATTCGACAATATGGGTGATAAAAACTATGATTTCCATATTGCATTTTGCTGTCCAGTTAGAAATTGTGGTAAATATCTTTCTTCAATATTCAAAAATATTGGTTTATTAAAAGCAAATCCTAAATATAAAATTTCATGTGTGTTTGCATATGATCATTGTAGAGATAATTCTGGTGAATTACTTTTAGAATATATGAAAACAGATCCAAAGAATATTTATGTTAAAAATATAGAAAATAAGAATGTATTAAGAACAGCTAGAATAGCTACTGCAAGAAATGCGTGTATTGATGTTGTTTATAATGAACTCAAAAATGTAGATTATCATATCATGATTGATTGTGATGATGTTAATATTTACAAATGGGATGTTGATCTATTAGACAAATATTTTCGTAATTTTGATAATGATGATTGGGATTGTATATCATTTAAAAGAGATAAATATTACGATGTTTGGGCTTTATTAATAGATAATTATCGTCATCAATGTTGGGGATTTGGACCTTATTCCAGAAAGGCTGTATCTTTAATGAAAAAACATGTTAATACAAAATTGAGAAATGCAAGAATAAACGGAAAAAATAGTATTGAATGTTTGTCGGCATTTCAAGCATTTGCAATTCATAAAACAAATAAGTTCAAAAATATTAGATATGATGGATTTTATTCAAATGTTCAGAAACTTATAACAAATGAAGAGCGTGAAAGCACATTCAAAATGTTTCGTGAAAAACATGGATGTGAAATTTATGAACACGATGGTTCACGAATTCTTGATAACAAAAAGGGGTGTAAAGAAGAATGTTGTTGTGAACACATATTTTATAATGTTTCAGCAACAAGACAAAATGGATGTAAAATTAAGATTTCAGTATTTAATTATTTTTTAATGAATAAAGGTAGAGGAGTAGAATTTACAAATGATTAGATAAATCATAATTTACTACGAATTAAATTTGTCCAATATTTTAGATAAAATTTTTCTTTTGACTTTAATATAGTCTGTTTTGATTGTTCAACTATTTTATCAATATTTATTTCGTTCCAATCTTTCAAAATAATAATTGGCATATCTTTATAAATAACATCTAATGGAGATGTTTTCACAATTGGTATAGATCCTAAAAACATAGCCTCGTATGTTCTATGACAATCTAAACCATTACCATGAGGTGAAACAATGAATTTGTAATTTGTTATATTTTTCCAAGTCTCATTTCTGGGACATCTTTTTTTTAAAGTATAATTAAAGGGTTTATTTTTCAAAGCTTTTACAGCAAAATGTCTATCATTATTATGTCTTTTAAACATTTTAAAGTGAAAAAAAGAAAAAGTCTTATTAGTTCTAATATCAAAATTATTTGATTCTTTTGCTATATTCATTAATTCTTCTTCTTGTTGTAATGCTGTTTTTACAGGTCCCCAATCCCATAAGCATTTTCCAGTTTGTACTGTATGATAATCTATACCTAATGGTATTGCACTAATTTTTTCATGCAGATTATTATCTTTTAAATCATAATTTTGACAAAACCAATGCTTAATACAACTATTATTAGCTATTTTTTCTATATAATCTATTTTATGTTTTTCTGACAATTCAGTTGGAACACTTGTAATAGATGAACCAGTTACAAGAATAATTTTGATATTATTATTTTCAATATTTGGTAAAATATTGTTTACAAATTTATTTAATACACTCGAAACTACATATACGATATCATTATCTTTTATATTTTTGTATGTTGCCGCTGGAAAATTGGTAGTATCTGATACAATTTTTTTTGGATATATATCACAACTATAAGCTATTCCTCTTGAAGATACATATAAACAAAATAGCTCATTAGAATTTGATTCACCATTTTCATTTTCCATATTCCCTATATTAAATTTATTTATATCTTATAACTCATTTGTTTTTACTAACATTATATATGGGAAATTTATCAATATTTTTTATATTAATATACTTACTTAATTTTTGAATATCATCATTTTCAATATCATAACTAATAAATTTAGCATTTTTGTGTGTTTCAAAAAAATCTTCTACATCTTTGTAATGTTTTTTAACAAAATTAATAAAACCTTCATCTGTTTTATCTTCAATTAACTCAGGATTAAATTTATATAATCTATTATGTAGACCTTTTCTCTTAAAAGAAGCTAAAATTTTATGAGGGTCTCTTTTGTTAAGAATAAAAATTGCATCCAGATTTTCATAATATAATTGTTTATAATCAACTAATTGTGGCCAATAACATTTAGTTTTGGAAATACATACATCCATTTGTGTTATAGCATCTGGTTTTGTAAGGCTGTTTAATAATGGTAATCCTTTTTGCTTATTTTTTTGAATAGTTCTCCCTATAAATAGATGATTATTACCAAGTCCACCGCCTTTACACCAATGTATTGTTTTGTATCCTAATTTCTTAAAAAGATGATAAAATGATAATGTTCCCGATTTTGGAAAACCTATTAATAGTATCATATTACTATTATATTATAATAGACAATGTTCAAATTATTATTTTACATATTGATTGTTGAAGGTTTCCAAAAAAAATTTATAAATAGACAAATAATAAAATCTTTTAATGATTTAGGAGATTTATCTGGAGATTATCAGCTTAGTGGGTTGTGGAAAATTCAAATAGAATCAACTGAATCTTATAAAGAGTTTAAAAGTCCTAACCAAATATCCTGGAGTGGTAATAAATGGTCATCTCCAAACAGAAATAGTATTATATTTGACTCTTTTTTTGTTAATCTTGAATCTAATGGTAAATTTTCAAGCCCTATTAGTGCATACAGATCTGAATTCAGAGGGATTTGGTATTGTATTAATGATGAATTGTTTATGTCAAGATGTGAATATGGTTACAATTCAATAGAGTCTTATAGTGGAATTTATTTGCCCGAAAATGGAACAATATTTGGTACATTTACATTTGGAGAAATTGAACCATTTTATGTAGGAACATTCAAAATGACTCAGCTTTTGAAATCATTTAATCCTATAATCAAAAATCTGGATACAAGTAATAAAAAATCAATATTTAGAACCAATAAAATGTTTGGTAACTGGCAATTAACTTTTGAAAGTGATTCCGGATTTTCAAATTATAATATAATTCTACACAAAAATCTTACTTGGGAAACTATAAATTATTTTGGGAAAGTTGATTATAAACTTGCTGGAAATTGGAATATATATAGTGATTCAATTGATATTACATCTGGTATTCATGGACAAGGTAACAAAATATGGTTATGGGTAAGACGTTTCGGTAAGATCCCTACAATAAGTAAAAAAGTTAATTTAGAACAAGATCGTTTATATATCGGACTCATATATGAATCTCCAAATAGAAATAAAACGGGTCATTGGTATAACTTTGAATTTCAACGTAAAGAATCAGAACCAAGAAATATTAAGGGAGATGTTTGTATTGGATGGACAACAGAACCACATTTTATAGGGACTTTTACAATGAAACCATATTTTGATACAAACAATATAAATAGTGATTAATAATTTTTTACAAAAAAAAACCAAAGAACGCCAATTACTTTATGTGTCTATCTCCCCCAAACACCCTTCTCACTTGAATTGTCTTGGCGTTTTGGGGGTTCCTCTACTTCATCCCATAGCTTCACTAATTTGTCTGCATAAACTACCTCGTTTCCTGTCCAGCCAGCCATAATAGCACCTCGATACGTTGTCTGAGGAATAATAGCATCGTTATATCCAGCAGTTTGAACCATGAAAACATTTACTTTCGGATTTAATTTTCTACGATAGTTCGTTATTAAGGACATTACATCGATGTATCTTTGTGCTTCGTATTTCTCCCCCTCCATTTCATATTCTTCTTGCATTTCAGGGTCTAAACCATACAGTTCACCATGACCAGCTTGCATGTCAGAATAACAGAAGAAATGATTGTAACTATAGTTTGTAGGATTATTGAATGCTCTTTTAAAGAATAACCAAATACCGTTCTCTGTAGAACCACCAACTGTTTTACCTATTTTACTAATCTCCTCATATTGCTCAAGAAATGAACGACTCTTGTCTACAGTATACTCGTGTAATCTATCTCCAAATACACCTACAACGCCTTTTCCAGTACATGATAATGCAGTTACTAAAGCAGATAAATTTCCAATGTCGGCTACTGTGCGTCTACCATATTGTGAAGTAAATGCGCCATGTGCGGATCCACTGTTGTCACTGAGGGCAATAACATTTCCTTGTAAAGAAGGAAAATTTTCAATCGACTTTTCTAAACATTCTTGTAAACACTTTTCCATCATTTCAAAATAAATTGGCTTAATAGGAGGCTTTTCCTTTGGAGTATAACCCTTCTTCTTATTTATAACTTTATTAGCTATAGGTTCTGCTGTATTAGTATTTTCAACTTTTGAAGCATTCTTACATTCTTCATAAGCTGAAATATAACGATATGGAAATTGCTTACCATTCTTTACACCAGATAACAGCATAGAACAGTATTTTTTCATATACTCAATACCAGGATTGCTTTGAGCAAACCCACGCATATTTCGAAGGGCAGCCATATGTGGTATACGACCATTCATGGCATCAAATGTTTCAACCCATGATTTTCCTTGAGACCTATGTTTTTCCCAAGTAATTGCTGATTCATCTAATACCAATTTCCCATTTTTCATCAAAGGATTCAAAACCTTTGTTTTTTCAACCACATTCTTTTTTGGATGACTTATACGAGTCATGTCGATGATATTGCGTGAATATTTACCCGCATGATATGATGTAAGTTCACTTAACCTATCCACAAATGCTCTTTTCATAAAACTAGGAAACTTACTCTTACTTCCATGGAGTGATTTCCATGCATCTAAAATAGATTTCATATCTCCAGGTAAAACACAACACTTCTTTACAACATTGCGAAAAGCTTTTGGATTCTTTTTGTTGAACTCTATTCGCCCAGGATGAGAAGCGGCAATAGCTAAAAGTTGCGCTGGAGTTTTACGCATAAAGAATTCATTTCTTGTTTTATCTGCTTCTGCCAAAGTCGCCTCAAAATCATAGTCAAGAGCAAGATTAGCCGCTTTAAAGAAAGCTTCTTGTCTAGACATTAAACAGTATTTCGGAAACATAACATGATTTCCTAGTTGACTTAATACTTGTTTTGTTTTTTCGTTTCTTTTTTCATTTCTTTTTTCTTTTTTAGTATCCCCTTTACCAAAAGGCATATAGTAGGACGGTTCTCCTAAAAATTGTGAACACAAAGGCAGTCGGAGAGCTTGAATTGGGTTGAATAATTCATAGCATTCACCTCCCATAAAGTTTTTGTGACTATCAGGAGAACTCATCTTGATTTAATATAGTGATTAATATTTATATTGCTTAAAACCTTTCATTTTTATGTATAAAACATAAAAAAAGATATAGTCGAGAAGAGACTATTAAATTCTGATATTTTAAATATATAAGCATTTTGATGAAATCAAGAATTTCCGCTTCTTCTCTTCCATAAATTTATAATTGTATAATTTTTATAATATGAAGTATCCATTATAACCGCTTCTCTTATGACCGCGTCGGGTCAAATTTAGGGGGCAAGAGAGGTATTTTATAATGGAGTTTTGGAAGAGTTTTTTATATTCTAGTGAATGTTTATATATATTATTATTTGAGGAACTAGAATATACCGCTTCTTCACTTTATTTATATTATTTTGTCCTTATATACTATTTTATAATAACCAACCTTCAGCAGTAACACTCGTCTCAGGCTCCCAGTATTCGTAGTCAGACACAATAAGGTAACCCTCATCAGAATAGTCTATGGAGGGGTCTCTCTTCCAACTTGAAATTACCAATTGTCTTGAACATTGTCTACAAGTACAAGCACATCCATATAGTTCACATTTGTTTGTATTATGTGGTTCTTGACTGGCAACTACCCACCAACTTGGATCTTCAAGACTTTTTGGTCTGTTTTGAATATGACGTACACAACATTGACAAGTTTTCAAAATTTTAACCATATAATCTTGGTCATTTACAAATTCCGCTAACATATCTGTGAAACTTGGCCATGTTCCCTCGGAATATACGTTTCTTATTAAATAATTTAATCTTGATTTAACACCATTTAGACGAATTTTATGAAAACATTTTGAAAATAATTCTCTATGTTCAGGATTATATTCATATATTTTGATTTCTAAGTCCTTTGGTAAATTCAAAAACTCCATTATACAAATAAGGAAACACTTATAACCGTCTTACATTTACTAATTCTATTTACCATATAATTTGAAAATCTTTATCATTTTTATTATTTTTATTATTTTACCACATAACCAATTACAAATCTAATACCAAAAAAAAGTGTTGTTGCAAATACAATATTAATCACATCTTCTATTAATTCTTCATCTAAAAACATATTAATAATTTATTAAAATTAATTAGTCTTTATATGATTAACCAATTAATAGATTGTTTATTCCATTAAATTTATAAGGGGGAATCTCCAAATTTAAAGGAGCTGGGCCTTTGCGTATACGTCCTGAAACATCATAATGACTTCCATGACATGGACAAAACCAGCCATCATAGTCTCCTGAATTTGCAATAGGAACACAACCTAAATGAGTACATATTCCCATAACAACTAACCATTTTGGATTGTCAACTCTTTGTGAATCACTTTGTGGATCTCTAAGTTCTTCTAACAATACTGATTCAGAACATAATATTTCTTGTTGGGTTCTATGCCTAATAAATACTGGTTTTCCGCGCCATTTTACAGTAATAGTTTGTCCTTCTTCTATATTGCTAATATCAAATTCGGCACTTGCTAAAGCCAATACATCTTTTGAAGCAGACATTGTAGATATAAATTTTAATGCAGTTATACGTAACGCAGAAGCATATATAAACTTGTTATTAGCCATTATTAAATATGTAAATCCTCTATTTTCGGAAGAGTCGTATTTGCCATTTTTTTGTATTCTGTCTTTTACAAACAAATTGTCAACTGAAGCAAAAGATGGTGCTACATTGATAAATCTTTTTTTATAGGAATACTTATTAAAATACCTAAAATGTTTTGAAATATGAGACAAATAGTTCATTATTGTTAATAATTATAAATAATATACTTATCATTTTTGTATAAAATATGGATTTAATAAAAATAAATAAGTAATATGCCAAAGTTTAAGGATTATCCCGAATTTACTCCAAATCTGACTCCAAAGCAAATTTTTTTATTAGGTAGTTTTATTGACCAAGGTGGTTATTGGAGAAATATTTATTCAGATGTTTTGCACCACTACTTGAGTAATCAACACAAAGAATTCAAATTTTTGAAAGATGTGCCAGAACATTTACTAATAAATCCTGAAAAAAACTACAAGAAGTATAATAAATATTCTGTAAAGTGCGGTTCTTCTTTAGAAGATTGGGAATCAAAAGGTTGGATTCATAAGCAAGATCCTTATGGTTGGGTACAATGGTATTGTAGATTTTATAATGGTAGAAGAACAGAGGATGATAAACGACAAATAAAGCGTTGGTTAAATTTAGCTGGACCTAAAGGAAGATTTAGAAACTCTCTTATAAAGAAAATAAAAGATAAAAAAGCAAAATTTAATGATGAATCTATATCACCTGTTATAAGACAAACATTACAACATTGGGGATATAGATTAACACAAACAGATTTTAATCGAAATAGATTATGATATTATGTTAAAAAATCCGGATTATCAAAATAACCAGTATTTGTAATATAAATGAGTAATGTCAAAAATGATGATGAAAAAATAAGTGCAATAATACCTGTTAGAAAAGGTAGCACACGTTGTAAGAATAAAAATATAAGAAACTTTGAAGATACTAATTTATTAAAATTAAAAATAGAAACATTGAAGAAAGTCAAAGGAATAGATGAAATTATTGTTAGTACCGATTGTGATAATATGATAGAACAAGCACTAAAATTAAATGTTAAAGTTCATAAACGAGATGTATATTATGCTAGTTCCGAATGTCCAAATTATGAATATTGGACACATATAGCTAAAAATGTTGGAGTATATGATAATTTTATGATGATAAATGCAGTGTCTCCATTAATTGATATACAAACTATTCAAAGATTTGTAGAAACATTTTTTGAAAGTAAATTAAAAAATATGGTTACTGTCAATAAACAAAAAAGATTTTTTTGTAATTCAATAACAAAAAATGGTATTAATTTCAATTCTAAAAAAACTCCAAATAGTCAAGAACTAATCCCTTTATCAGAAATCACCTTTGGTATTTGTATTGCTACTAGAAAAGATATTATAAAATATAAATGTATTTATGGAAAAAATCCTATATTTTTTGATTTGGATGATATATCAAGTATAGATATTGATACAAACTCTGATTTCATTAAGGCAGAACTCTTATACAAAAATAATATATTAAATGAAAATCTTTGTAAAATGATTTTAGAAAAAAGAACAGATAAAATAAAATTACTTGATTGTACTATAAGAGATGGTGGATATCGAAATAATTGGGAATTTTCAGATGAAGAAGTTTTAGATTGTTATAAAGCTGTTAGTGAAGCAGATTATGAATATTTTGAGATTGGATTTAGAAGTAACAAAAAATTGTTAAAAAATAAAGGAAAATGGTGTTATTCAAAGGAAAAACATGTAAATAATATTTTCAAAAAATACAATGGTTGTAAAATAGCAGTTATGGCTAAGATTGGTACATTAACTATAGATGATTTTATTAAAAAAGACAAATCAAATGTTACTTTGGTAAGAGTATTATTAGCTAGGAATACTCAAGAAAATGGAAAATCAAAAAGTTATTATAGTAAATTAGATATAAGAAAAGCTAAAACTTTTTGTCAACAATTAATAGATTATGGTTATGAAGTCACTATGAATCTTGGATGTGGAGATATTATTAATGATGATGAAATAAAAATAATAGCTTCCGAATTTCATAATGTAAAAATAAGGGCATTATATTTAGCTGATACTTACGGTGGATTTAATACTCAAAATATACCAATTCAATTACATAAATTTTATTATGAATTCAATAAATATAACTCAAATATTCATTTTGGATTACATTGTCACAATAATAATGAAGATGCTTTAGAAAAAACAAAAACTGCAATATATCATGGTTGTACTATGATTGATAGTTGTATTGGAGGATTAGGAAGAGGAGCAGGAAATTTAAAATCAGAGCAACTTATTTCATATTTATACAAAGACAAAAAAACAATGTATATAAAAAGAATAACTCCAATAATTGTTTATTTTGATAAACATATCTTATCAAAAATAGATTATCAAAAAAATTTATATGGGGTCTTTTTTGCACATCCATATTATATGATTTCAGGTACACTTTCTTTGCATCCAAATTATATTACTGAAATATTATCTATGAATACAAATTTAGAGAATGATATTGAATTAATTGTAAATTTAGATAAATATACAAGAGAAAATAATGAAAGAAATTATGATAAAAATTTAATCAAAAGGCTGAATATCAAACAACAAGAATTAACAAAAATAAGGAAACAAAAAGTCATAATAACATATAGTTGTTATAATCCACATTTATGTTTACTAGAATCTATTCAAAGTTTATATGATTTACAAATAACAACTAAATATGATTATAAAATAATCTGCATAGATAATGGCAGCAATATTCTATCAACATATGATATAATTAAAAATAGGTTTCCACTTGTTGAAATTATATACACAAAAAATGAAAATTTTGAATATGGTGCATATAAATATGCTTTAAAAAATTTTCCCAATTTTGATATTTATTTTTGTTTACAAGATACAACAATAATAAAAAAACAAATAGACCTAAAATTAATTAAGAATAATTGTACATATACATTTGGTCAATTTTCTGGATTTCGTCTTCATAAAAGTATTAAAACAGGAGACAGTTATGACAGATTAATGAAAAATATTAATTTAGATATGGGGCATATTCAGAATATTATTGATTCAAACTTTAATATTGCTCGTCATAATATGTTTATTATTACAAAATCAGATTTACATGATTTATTTGAAACCTTAACAAATCCCCCTATAAAAGGAGTGGATACTAATTTTTATGAAAGATTATTTGGAATGTATTTTATTGTTAAAAAAATAAAAACCATAAATATACAAAATAATATTTATAAAGTTCCTAGATATATAAGAGCCCATCTTGGTGACCCTCCGCTTCAGAAATCTGGTAAAACCCTTGAAAGGTTCAAAATTATGTGCAAAAAAGACCCCGAATATAAGAAAAATTAAAATTGATATAAGCATACTCCTTATCTATTTTTAAGACAAACTACGTAAAACATATATAACTCTCGTTTTTGTACCATTTATTGGTTTTTTTGAAATAATTTCCATATATTTTTTTATAGCTTTTTCAAAATTGTTAGTATTGTATTGTTCATCATCTTTCTTTTGTCGTTTTTTTATATGATTTAGAGACTTTATAGCTGGATCCGCATTATCTACCCATTCAATAACTATATATTTTTTTGTAAAAGAAATCAAATAACGAACAATACTATCAAAATTTCTAAAATCAGCTGTCAAAGAAAATATCCAATGTATTATCGCTCCACAAAAGACTACATCATATTTTTCACTAATAATATCACCAAAATTATATACAGATTCATGAATATTCGTTATAGAGGTATATTTTTTTATTGATGCCAAAGTACTAATATATTCTGAATCATGATCCAGACTAACAATATTTTTGAAATTATTGTTATATGCAATAAAACTAGATAATCCTGAATTACAACCTATATCAACAATAGTATTACAACCTTCTTTATTTAACTTATCAAAAAGACTATTTATATAACTAAATTTATCGACATATATTCCTTTAAATGTGATTTTTTTAGTAATAATATTAATCTTAAAATTTTGGTACCCTGAAACAAACACTTCATTTCCTTTAATCTCAATCTTAGGTGTTTCAGATTGGGACCCTATCTTTCTTTTTGGATCTTTATAAATATCCATATAATCATATTATATATATTTATCTATTCCCAATCTTTTAATCACATTTTTATCGTTCAATTGAATACAAGGTTTTTTTTTATTATGTCCCCATATACCAATACCACAGTCTAATTGTTTATTAATTGAACCCCAACCAAAGTCACATAAGTATATTTTTCCATTTTTATCAACTAGCAGTTCTCCATTTTTTATATCATTATGTTGAATGTTAACACTATCTAAATCATTCAGTATTTTATTAATTTGTTCTATAACATCTTTTGGGCAATTATTCTTAGTTAAAGGTATTCCACAATATTTGTAAATTAGTAGTTTTTTTTGATCATAATTATATAGCAATGTTGGAAACCAACTAAAGCGATTTAATATTGAAGCAATATGCTTTTCTCTTTTATAAACGTGGTAATTATCAAAATGTTTTATAAATTTAAAAAATATTCTATCTGTTCCTGTATATTCTTTGAGCCAGCTATCAATATTGTTCCACAAATTACCGGTTATTTCAAAACTATTGATGATGCTCTTCAGTTTGGAGTAGTCCGTAACACAATTTATATGAAAAGTTTCAGAAGTCGCTCCTTGTTTTGGTCTATTCATTTAACAGAAAGAAATATATACACCCAAAACACTTTTTTAATTTACGTATATTTAAAAAGTATTGAAATACAGATTACTCCAAAAAACTAATAAATGGGCTCAGCAGGGAATCGAACCCTGGACCTCCTGCACCCAAAGCAGGAATCATACCACTAGACCACTAAGCCAAATTTGAATCCTTAATAGGATTAATATAGTTGAATCATTTTGGTCTTATATTGTTTTTAATTATAAAATTTTATAAGAGCCTTGATTGATACAGGGAATATAAATAATTATGAAATAGGAAAGCATTTAATAATTGAATCGAGTACAAATTATAGTCTTATAAAGTATACCGTCATAGTTCAATATTATAGCATTTCCATTATGTATATCCTAACCTCAATTTCCACACCCCCCTCCGTTATTGCCTCCATTATTGCCTCCGTTATTTACATCACTTGGTTTAATTATATAAGAATACATTGGTATATTTAACAAAACAAAAAATTCTTATTATATTTGATGCAAATAAAACATTTTTTATAAAATAACATATTATATGTCAAAATTACTTGTATTATATGTTTTTCACATATATAATGATAGAGTTGAATATTTTATTAAAAATGCAATATTTAAAGATGAAAATGTTGATTTTCTCTTGATATGTAATAGCACTTCTATAAAATTTAATTTTCCAAATTATGTCAAAATTATTTTTAGGGAAAATAAGGGTTGTGATTTCGGTGGATGGAGTGATGGTTTGTTAACAAATGATTTATATAAAGACTATGATAATTTTATATTTGTAAATTCTTCTGTAAAAGGTCCATACTTAGATTCTAATTACAAAGGTAAGTGGACTGATAAATATATAAATGGATTAAAGAATAACGTAAAACTATTTGGCACTACAATAAATACTATGAATGGTCTTGAAAATTGCTCACTTTTTTGGAATATTGGTCGTGGAAACCAATATATATTACATAATGACAAGATATCTCCAACTCAAAACCTATTTAATGTTAACACAAAATACAAAATTGACTTAAAAACAATTGAACGTAAAAGCAAGATATTAAAAGTCAAATATAACAAACTAGGTTATGCGCATGTTCAAACATATATATTTTGTATTAACAAAGAAACATTGGAATACTTAATAGAAAAAAATATATTTAGTAATACTCAATATACTAAAACTCTTGCGGAAACAATAATATGGAAAGAAATTCTTATGTCTAGATTAATAATTGAAAAAAACTGGAATATAGGTTCATTATTTAAGAATTATGACGGTATTGATTTTACATTTAGTGACAAAATAATTTATGAAAAAATAATTTATGATATATGGAATCCAATAATTACGAAAACACCAAAGAAAAAAAAAACATTATTTCTTGATGAAAATGAAAAAAATCAAATAAACCAAAAACAGAATAAATTATGGCAAACTTTGAAAAAAGTTGACTGTTATCATGACATAATGTACCCGGAGCTCGAGGGAAAATTGTGGACACGTAATGAATTAGTTTTTATAAAAGGAAACAGAAATCACGTTAAGGGAAAAACTCGCAGTGTTGCATATCGCTTCGATACACTCGGCAAAAAGCACTTTTATATGGTCGAAGCAGATCCTGGCTTATCAATGGGTCGCCTGGCAATTCGCTGAAGACTATAACATAATTACATAACTATAATAAGTTTCTAATATATTATGTATGTATGTTCTGATTTAAGTAAAAATAATAGTATAAATTCTAATGAATTAGATAAATCTGAATATATTCCAGAACAATACATTGAATTAAAAAATAAAAAATTTTATGGCTGGGAAATAGCTCCATGGGAAATATTTATTTTTAAGGATAAAATATTAGGAGAAGGTAGTTTTGCAAAAGTATACTTAGCAAAATGGAGAGAAACTTTAGTAGTAGCTAAAGTAATTAATGAAGATATTTGTGACACATATCAAAAAGAATTTATTTTAAGAGAAACTGATATAATGAGTAAATTACATCATCCTAATATAGTTCAGTATCTTGGATATGTTGACGAACCTTTTATAATTATAATGGAATATATTCCAAATAAAAATCTTCTTGAAAATATTTGTTCTTTAAAAAAAAACGAAAAAATTCCAATAATGAAAGATATATTACAAGGATTAGCTTATTTTCATAATAGAAGGCCCCAATCTTTAATTCATCGTGATATAAAACCAACAAACATATTGTTAACGCAATCAAAAAGGGCAAAAATAACTGATTTTGGAATATCAAAACTATACAATTTAGAAAGAAAAAATTCATTTAGTAGTCTTGAAAAATGTAGAAATAGTTCAGAAACAGATAATGAATTGACTAATGATGTTGGTACATTACGTTATAGAGCGCCTGAAACATTTTTACACAATTATAAGTATAATTACAAAGTTGATATATATTCGTGTGGTATACTTCTTTATGAAATGTTTGAAAAAACACGTTATATACCAAAAACTGAAATGAAATGGAAAATTTGTCCATCAAATGTAAAAGATATTATAAAAGAAAATATGTTATGTGAAAATCCAGAAAATAGATTGGATTCATTGACATTACTAAAACGTCTCAACTCTTTAATAAATAAACCACAAAAAAAGTATAAAACATATTGTGTTAATTTTCTAATGAGATTTTTTAATTTTTTCTCTAAAATAAAAAATGTTAAAATAATCAAGTAAATATGAACCTGTTAAAAATCTTATTTTCCAGTTTTTCATTAATATATGCATTAAAATTGAATCCTACTATAAAGAAAACAGCAAAATACTCGGCTCAAGCATATAATAAAGAATTCAATAAGTTAAATTCCAAATTAATAACAAAATTTGATGATAATATCGGAATATGTGCATATGAAGATAAGAAAGATCTAATTTTAACAATTAGAGGTACTTGTAATTTTGAAGATTGGAAGGTTAATCTTAATTGTTTTTTGGTTGAACATCCACATATATCAACTGGAAGTGTTCATAGAGGATACTTAAATAATTTGTTAAATATTATTGATTTACCTGAATTTGAATATATAAAAAAATGTATTGATAAAAATAACATAAAAAATGTATTAATAACTGGACATTCAAGTGGAGCCGCTAAAGGAATTCTTATAGCACATTATTTAGCAAAAAAGTTTCCAAAAATTAAATTTACTGTAGTCTCATTTGGATCTCCCAAAATAGGTGATTCAAATTTTTATAAAAATATTGATAGTTTAAGAAATCTAAATATAATTTCTATAAATTTTAATGATGATTTTGTTCATTATTTAGGATTTGGTACAAATAATGCTCATATTCAATTGAATATATATTCGGAAAAGTTATGTCTGAATCTTGTAAAGAGCCATTTAATGTCAAGATATGAAGATGCTTTAATCAAAAATAATAATAAATATCTCTTTCTTGAAAAAGGAAATAATAATGAAAAATTATTATATGAACAATTGAATATATTTAATAACATATTCACAGAGATGCTTTTCTGAAATAAGTTTGATACGAAATCTTTCTCTTGAAACAATAGTTAAATTTTGATAATTTTCTTTTAGTTTTTTGTTATAAAAATAATAGTCTGGATATCGACTAATTATATATTTTTGTATAAAATTATTATTCCAATTTGGTTTTAATTTACTAATATTTTCAGTAATTCTTTTTATATCTTTATCAGATTTTTGTTGATTATATAAGTTATGAGATATAAACCATTTATGATAGTCAAAAATATCTTTTGTATTTTCTTGAGTAATATTAAATGATTTTTGTACACAAGTCCAACAATTACAATTTTTAAAGCTTGTTTTTGATGATTCAAACATTTTTCTTTAAAAATAAATATTCAATTATTTTTAATTAATTTTTTACATCTTTGTTGGATATTGTCTTATAATGAAGTAATAATAAATAGTAGTATTTATCTGGTAATGCTTCTCTAAAATGTAAATGATCTGTTCCATCAAAACACATAAAACCTCCTTTTTCACAATCACATGAAATACATCTATCTTTTGGAACTTGTGGTCCAAAACATCTTCCAGAATGTTTCTTTTTCTGTTTTAAAGTATCAAAATAAATAGGCCATTTTGAACCTTCTGGTTTGTCTATTAAATATGATACTGTGCGCCAACAATCAGGATTGTCAGTATGTTGTGGAAGATCAGATCCTTGAACATAACAACTTAAATATGTGTATGTTGGTCTTAAATTTTCACCAGTTAATCTTTCAATCAAAGGGAGCAATTCATATTGAAGAATTCTTGCAACTGGATCGTTACGAGTTTTGAAACGTTTTGATTGTCTATCACCAAAAGGAAATTGATTTTTCTCTATACCATTATTATAGTATTTTGATATAAGATCTATTGCTTGTGGAATTATGGCATTTTCTATAATAACTGGTGTAAACTCATCAAACTTATAAGTATTTTTTAACTTTTCTGAATTAACAACCCCAGTATATTCATTCCTCATATTTTTAAGTGCCATAACAGTATTTGTAACGTCATCCCATCCGGTTCTAATATTACAAAAACTCAATGATTTGTATCCCATTTTTGATACAGTCTTATTATGAAATCTTTCATATGTACTTAGTAAAGTATTTCCATAAGTACCATTATAATAGTTTTCTACTTTTAAACCAGAATTATTTTGAGGTACATAATCTTCTGTCCCATTACCTAAAATATGTCCATTACATTGTGTAGTTGGTGGCAAAGGGGGTTTTACTTTTAATTGTGGTGGAATATAATCACAATTCCTTGAACGTTGTCTTACAAATATATGGAAAACTACCAAAGGATCATTTGTTAAATTTGTAATTTTTTTCAAAGCATTCTTTTCACGATTTGTAGTACCTGGTTTTACATTTTCATATACTAATAAAGACCCCGCTTCTGGTGTATAATTTAAACGATTATTTGTAAAATTATAATTTAAACCTTTATATAAAAATCCACTTATAGTTTTGACACGTTGTCCCATTTTTTCAGTAACAACCTTGGAGTTTTCTCTTTTTTCATCAAATGCATCAAAATGCGGTGAATGTACATATCCTCCTGGATATTGAACTGCACACATTGTTTCAAAATTGTTTGTTGATTCTCCAGTAATTTGAGAAATTCTATTTATAAATTTTATATGATTTGATGTTGGAATCCATGTTGTTGCTTTTGTTGAATCATTTTCAAATTTCATATCTTCTTCTAGTCTTAGTAAATCAGAATGTGCAATTACATTTTCATAACTCTTTATTGAAATATTGTAAGAAGTTCCTATTTTGGTGTTGCTTAAATCAGTAATTTCCACAGCATTACCATCTTCATTTAATGCTTTATATGAAACAGATGCAAATGTACTTCTTGGGGGATCATAAACAACTTTTTTGAAATCATCTTCTCGAAACCATAAATTAAATGCCCATTTTTCACCAGATATTACAGGACAACCCGCATGTTCAGATAATGGATGACGTTTATTAGTACCTTTATAAGTATTATGAAATACAAGTAAACGACCGGCTTTTGGTTCTACATCAATATTTAGTTTTGTAAATCTTGTTGCTCCACCTTTTTCTACTGAATTTAAATAACATAAAGCTGTTTTCATTCTTTGTCCTCCCATTCTCATACATCTTCTTGATTTTTCGGAAAGATCGTGTGGCCATCCGTCACAATGATTACGATATTCTTGACTAATATCATAATAAATAACTTGAAATGCTTCTGCATTTACAATAGGTAAATTAACATGATCTGCAATTTGTTTGGATATTCTTGTAGTTACTGCATCATGATTATGACCTATCCAGCAATTTTTTCCAGTTCTTCCGCTTGAAACTTCTCCCTTTCTACCATGAGATACGAGCGCTTGTTTTAATCTACCATTTGCTAAATTGATAAAATGCAAACAGTCTTCATTACTAATAAAATTATCAATAGTTTCTACATAAGGATCATCGTGTAATTTTTTGTAACCCATCATATTTGATTTTGCTTCATCAGTAGATAAAGCCATATTCTATATTTATCTTTAAAACTTTTAATGGCGTATTTAAACACAAAATGGATCTTTAAATTGAATGATAATAAGACTAATATTCAATTTGTTGTTAGAGAAGAAAATAAATTTTTTTATATAGATTTATTTCTTTTTGAGGATTCCAATATACAAAATAAGACAACTTCAAAACTTATTAGCTTACCAAATAATGTTTATAGAACAGGTAATATAATTATTGATAATATGTTGTGTTTTGATGAATATTCTGTTAAATCTCTTAATTTAATGCTAAAATTCAGAAATAACAAGATTTCACCAGTCTCTTATGTTTCTTTTAATTGTGTAAATGAAAACAATCAAAAAGATAGAAATTTTACTTTTAATATGGATTCAATAAAAGAATATGGTAGTTTTGTATCTTAACATTTTTTTAATTTTTAAGTTTTGTACTTATATTGCTGAAGATAAACAAGATGAACAAGATAATTTTATTTAATAAAGCCTGTATATATAACAGAGAGAAAAATAAGACTATAATTTTTGGACAATATAATACTAATTTCCAAAATATAATATTAAGTCAAGATATAAACTATGACATAATACATTGCATTAGAAAGGGTAAACATTTTCGTGGTAAAGCTTACAATAATCGTAAATCCAACAATCGCCAAGATTTTGATTTTTATTTAGAATTAGATGGAAGAATTGAGTTTATAAATAAAATTATTTTTGAATATGAAAACAAGGAACAAGAAAACATTATCTTTGAAAATATTAACTTAATTTTTCCATTTGATGTATGTTCTTTTTGTTTTAACTCTGATTCTGCAATTATAGTTACAATGTGCAAATGTTTTGATTATTCAAATAGATTATACGAATGGATAGAATACAATCTTAATTTAGGATTTTCTGCAATTATTATATTTAATAACGACAACAATCCTGATAAATTTGACAAACAAAGTGTTTATAATAAATACAATCATCACAAACAAAAAATATTTATTTTAGATTTTGATTATAAACCTATTCCGTGTATTCATTGGAATAGTATTCAAAAGGTTGCATTTAATATCGGAGTTAATGCTTTAATAAATAAATGCAGTAAAATTGCTTTAATTGATGCTGATGAATTTATTTATATACCAAAAGATCCATATATAAATATTGAAAAATTTTTATTACAATTTCCAAAACAAACTATAGCAATTAGAAGTCATTTATTAACCAATAAAGGTGTTAATAATAAAATAAACAATAATGTACTTGATATACCATTATATACGGATCCAACAAAAAAATGGACAAAAGTAATCATAGATAATATTATGTTAAAAAAACAACAACAACAAAATGGATTATTTTTCACTAATACAAGTCATCATCAACAACCTAATCAGTTAATATTAGGAATAGATAAAATATTTTATTTTCACATTTGGCTTAATGGAAGAACAATACATCGTAACCATTTTAAAGAATCAAGTCTTCTTAAAGATGTCAAATATAATTTCAAATCATGAGAAAAATAGTTTTAACAAAATATTTCTTATATTTAAGATGACAATCTTATTATTTAATAAAGCGTGTGTATATGATATAATAAATAACAAGACTTTACTTTGGGGACAATATAATAAGGCTTTTCGTTCAGTGATGATGGGTTCAGGTATAAAATTTAAATATATTCGTTCTAATGAAATTCAAAAAAAAAGTTTTGATTTTTATTTAGAATTAGATGGAAGAATTGAGTATATAGAACATATTATTTTTGTAAATAAACCAAATTCTGTTTTTAGAAATATTAATTTATACTTTCCATTTGAAGAATGTAATTTATTTCTAAAAGCTAACTCAGCTATTATAGTTACTATGTGTAAATGTTTTGATGATTCAAATAGATTATATGAATGGATTGATTATAATCTTAATTTAGGATTTTCTGGAATTGTTATATTTAATAACGACAATAATCTTGATGAATTTGATAAAGAAAGTGTTTATAGAACATATAATAATAATAATGAAAGAGTATTTATTTTAGATTTTGATTATAAACCAATAAAAAATATTCATTGGAATAGTATTCAAAAGGTAACATTTAACATAGGAGTTAATGCTTTCAAAAATAAATGTGGTAAAATTGCTTTAATTGATACTGATGAATTCATATATATGCCCAAAAGTCCATATATGAATATTGAAGATTTTTTATTACAATTTCCAAAACAAGTAGTAACAATTCAAAGTAATATATTAACTAACAAAAATCTTGGAGATAAAATAGAAAACAATATACTTGATATAGCATTATATATTGGTGAAGATAAATATACAAAAGTTATTTTAGACACATTTATATTAAAAAATTGGGTATTTGAAGGAATATTTTTTAATACAAGCGGCCATCATCAACAAAGAAATCAAATATTATTAGAAAAAGATGAAATAATATACTATCATTGTTGGATTAATCACCGATCTATTTATAAACCATTAATGCCTAAAATAACTTGTCTAAAAGATATGAAATCAAAAAACAAGAAATGGCCAATAATAAAAGGAAATAGAAAAGATTCTGAAATTATAATTTATGATATATGGAATCCAAAAAGCATCCAATTATCTAAAGCTAAACCTATTCAAACATTGCCTTTACCTAAAGCTAAACCTATTCAAACAACTTCTTCACCACAAGTAAGTTCATCACAAGTAAGTTCACCACAAGTAAGTTCATCACAAGTAAGTTCATCACAAGTAAGATCATCACAAGTAAGATCATCACAAGTAAGATCATCACAAATAAGAACACCAAATAAAAGCTATATTAATGATGTATCATCAATATATATTGATATGAACAAGACTGGTTCACTAAATTCTGATGAGAAAAAAGTATTAAAAAAACTTCTTAGTCGTAATAAAATTGACTTTTCAAATATAATAAGAGACTATCATTTATTAGGAAATAGCATGGATAGGCTAAATATTTTAATGAATTCTTGATTATTTTTACAAAAATAAAACTATATATTTTTATGACAAAATTGTTATTAAAATATAAACAAAAAACATTAAAAAAAATCATTAAAAAAAAATAATGGAAGATGATTATGAATTATTTGGACTAAATAAAAATAATATTACAAAGAAAGAAGCAACAAAAGCCTATTATAATATGGCATTATTGGTTCATCCTGATAGAAATGCTTGTTTAGATAGAAACATTGGAACACAAGAAATGATTAATGTTACTAATGCTTATAATAGAATTATATGTGATATAGAATCCAAAAATGAGAACAAAATAATATGTGAATCGAAAGATTTAACAGAATATCAAAAAAAAGAACTTTCAAATCTTGATAAAATGACTAAAGAAATGCCAAGTTTTATGGATATATACATTGAAACACATGATGATATAAAAAAATTCAACAAAGCTTGGGAAAATCGTAGCATTGAAAAGAAAGAAAATGATTATTTATTGAATTCGTGTCCTGGTTATAATACTGTTAAATCAGAATATGCTGATTTGTCATTTGATAATCTTTCTTATAGTCCATATATAGTAAAATCTAATGATGAATTAACTAAATTTAGTAAACCAAAAACAGAAATTATATCTATTGATGAACTTAGTTCGTTTAATGATATTAATACAAGATGTTTTGACTATAAAGAAGCGCATGGTATACCCGAATTTCTTATTGATAGAATACCATCTGAAAGTATAGAAAAATTTAATAATGAAGAAGATTTGGAATTAGCATTTGAGAAGAAATGTAAGGAGATGGATAATATATTTATATAATGTCGATTATTATTTCACTTAATAAAGATGGTTTAATTGGTTTTAATGACCAATTGGCTTATAAATCGAAAACAGATTTGAGTATATTTTCAAGACTTACTAAAACATTTGGTAATGTTGTTATGGGTAGTAAAACATGGTATAGTTTACCTGAAGACATGCGTCCTTTACCAGACAGATTAAATATTGTTATTACAAGAAAACCAAGCGAATTTCCCAAAAAAAGTAATGTAGTCGTTGTTAGCAATATTAGAGATGCTTTTGGTATTGTTGAGGAGCCTTGTTTTATTGGGGGTGCTTCTATTTTGGAATGTCTTTTCAATGATCCAATGTTCAATAAAATAAGTAAAATGTATATTACAGAATTTGATGATTCTGTTGAGGCTTTACCAAATGGTGGTAAATTTTTAGAGTTGCCAACAAATAATTTCAAAGTAGTTTCGTGTTATTCTAGTGAATCTGCTGAAGTTACTATGTATTCTGGAGAGGTAAAGAAGATGAATATGAAACATATTACTTATAGTAGACTATATTCACCTATTTATAATCTTGAAGAATCTTACGAAAAAATTTATTTGGATTCTATGAAAGATATTTTAAATTTACCATTAAGAACTGGTCGCAATGGAAAAACATATTCTACATTTGGTTTACAATTTAAATATGATTGTTCAAATGGTCAAGTACCATTAATAACAACAAAACAAATGGCATGGAAGACTTGTATTAAAGAATTATTATGGTTTATTACTGGAAATACTAATAATAATAAATTGACTGAACAAAATGTTAGTATATGGACAAAAAACAGTACAAGAGAATTTCTTGATTCAAGAGGATTACTTTTGAATAAAGTTGGAGACTTGGGTCCAGTTTATGGTTTTCAGTGGAGACATTTTGGTACTCAGTATAGGGGGTGTGATGAGAACTATAAAGATTGTGGTTATGATCAGTTAAAAATTTGCGAACATATGTTAAAAACTGATCCATATTCACGAAGAATTATTATGACTGCTTGGAATCCTTTACAACTACATCAAATGGCACTTCCTCCATGTCATATATTAATTCAATGGTATGTATCTAATAATAAAAGACTTTGGCTTCAATTTTATCAAAGATCTGGAGATATGTTTCTTGGTATTCCTTTTAATATGTTTAGTTATTCTGTTTTATTACATATTATGAGTCAAAGAACTAGTATTCAACCTGGGGGAGTTGTACATTCTATTGGAGATGCTCATGTATATTACGAACATACTCAAGCAGTTTTGAAACAATTATCAAATCCAATTCAGCAACAACCAATTATAAAAATTGCTAATAAAGAAAATTGGGAAGATTATTCAATTAAAGACTTTGAATTATTTGGCTACAATTGTTCTGGAAGAATTTCGGCACCAATGAGTGCTTAAACTTTTAGTTCAAGTATTAACATGAAAGCATATATAACAGCACCCATGAAAATAAAAGCCCCTGCTAACATATGTTTACGTTTACTTTCCTGTAATTCGTCGGCATAAAATATAGATATTATTAAAGATATAACTGTAAAACTAACAATAGCAGAATTTAGTGGTGCGTTAGAACCCATTTAATTTAAAACAATATTTTTTATGATGGACATTATTATTCCAAAAGAAGTCATTATCAATTTTATTGAACCATATTCAAGAAGCACTCAAAATATTGAATTATTGGAAGATATTAAGAGTTTTCATTCAACCTTAGAACAGGTTAAAGATTTTTATACAAACATAACTTACACTAACTATAATAATGACAGTTATTCATATTTCTTTGAACCACAATCATTTTATGATGATTTTGCAGAAGGATTGAATGTTATTAGTCGAATCAGAAGCTATAAAAAAATTAACCCTTATTTTGCTACAATAGCATGTCGATTAATGTGGGCATCTTTAACTCATGAACAAAGAATTGAAACTTTTATTTTATTACAATCTATTAGCAGAAGATTTGCAAGAAGACCCGGAGACCCTCTATAAACATTTTCTAGTTTTACTTCCCTCATGAAAAATTATTTTTGTTTTTTACCTTTACTTTTTGTGCCCCCTCTTAATTTAGTTCTTAAACGTCTTGTTTTTTTACCACCTAAATAGGATTTTATATTCTTTCTTATTATACCATCTCCATCTTCAATGGGGTAATCATCGGGTTCTGCTTGAATCCGGCTACCACGTGGAAGTTCAGCAGTTACTTGAAGATCTTTCATATTAGGAGGACCCATTTGGTCAACAAGGCGTTGTTTTGTATTTCTTTTAGCATAATGCTTAAGTAATATTGATTCTATTTCAAAAAATCTTGGGTTGACGCCGACGTCCGCCATGAGCTGCTTGAGCTGGCGCAGGTACATAAGTGGCGTTTGACCATTACTATTTTTAATTTCTACGTTTGCTCCTCTTTCAAGTAAAAGTTTAACATAAGGAACATCTAACATATACACCGCATAGTGTAATGGAGTCTCTCCGCGAAAGGTTTGGTTGACAGAACCATGATTTAGTAAAATGTTTGCTATTTTAAGTCGTGCATTCTCTATTTCTTTCTTCCATTCTTTTACCTTTCTAAATCTTCTCCCCGCGTCCAAGTCGTCGAAAGGTTCCGATTCGTCTTCTGACGAGTCATCCTCTATATCGCTATCAAACAGGGCCTCGTCATACGCTATTTTAAAAAGTTCGTATTTTGGTCCTGCGCCAATTAATGCACCATTTTCTAATAATAATTTAACTAATTTAACACGTATCGGAGCTATTTTCGCCATTTTCTTAAGAGATATTTCTCTCTGATTTGGTCCTCTAACAAGCATCATCAGTGCGGTGTAACCTTCATTATTCGTAGCATTTATATCTATTGGAGGTTTAGTAATAAAGATTCCAATAAATTTTTCTAACTCTGTGAGCCAATTGCCATCCAGCAATTGTCGTATAGCATCAAAAAAATCATCTTGTGGAGAACCACCGTATTGTGGAGAACCACCTAAATAGGATTTAATTTTCTTTATAAATTTCCCGTCATGTCCTGATAATTTAGGACGAGTATCTTCTGGATCACGATT